TAGCCGTCAACAACATCGGTCCCAAATGCGAGATGGTTCAGCGTTCCAGCAGCTGTGTTGAAAAACTCAATTGTGCCGGTGGGGTCATAAATCGGCATCGACATGATCCTGTCGATCGTCAGCCCACCCTCGCCGCTCTGTTCAGAGAACCCATAGACGAACGATTGTGCGATTGCAACTTCACGCGCTGCCAGAGTCAAAACATCGTCCAACGTTGCCAGCCATCTCCCATCTTCTAAGGGATGGGAAGGGTCAATGATTGCAACATCACTTGGACGAACCGCCAAGGCTGATTTTGGAGCGCTTCTTGCCCCAGTCCCTCCCGGCCCGTCAAAGAACCAGACGGTTACATAGCCAGCCTCATTTACGCCAAGATTCAAGATGTCTAAAAGCTCGGCTGCGCGGGCATCAATAATGCTAGCAGTGTTCCAGGCTGAATCAGGAGCGGGCACAACCTTTGTGGCTATCCACGCAAAACTTTGTACGAGCAAGTTTCCTGTGATACTTGCTCTAACTTTACCTGAATCCACTGCCGCACTTACTTGGCCATCCGGCCCACCTGCCTCAGGGACAATTGCTTCACTAATTATCCTCTGGCCATTCTCCCCTGTTCCATTGGGCCCAGTAAAGAACCATCCAGAAAGATAGGCAACCTCATTGCCTTCAATGGAGAATACTGAAGGATCAACAACAAAAGTACCGGAGCGCTTATCAATAATGGCAAGCCCAGTTGGCTCATCAAGCTCCTCGGCTATCGGTGCCAACTTGCTCAAGCGATAACCGAAGCTTACGGCTGGCCCATCGCCGGCAAACAGACCTGAAATTTCCCCGGATGAATTGGAACGAATCTGGGAATAACCGAAGGGGTCATTGTCCGTGGGAGGAAGTGTGATAACACCAGTACTCCTTCTCCAACGCTTGGATCCACCTTTGGCCTGGCCACTGGTTCTGAAAGTGGTTCGGTGAGTTTTGGTGAGACGGTGCCGGAAACCAGTCACAGCCCAAACGTAGGCATTGTCAGTGGTGCGGAAATTCGGCTCCCACTGGATATAGTCTCCCAGCTCAACCCATGGCCAGAATAGGTTCTCAATCTCCTGTTGAACGAGAGGGGTGCTAAGATCCTCCAATATCAAATTGGCGAAATCCCATGCCTCTTCAATCGTGTCTATCGCACTACCATCCCCCTCAGTGAATTCAATCGCCCTTACACCGAGAGGAAACCCGCCCAAGCTAGAAATGCTATTGTTATCAATAGCAGTTACAGAATCAATCTTTTTTGCAACTTTATTCCAGAATCTCACCTTTACAGTATTACGGATTCCACTTTCCTTCTGATTTGACTTCTTTACATCCAGGTACTGCTCCGGACCCAATACAGCAACCGGAGGGGCAGAATCGCTATTCCTGTTCGGAAGCATTGCCACCAACCGGAGTGCCCCCGTATGCCAACGCTGTTCAACGTAGCCACCAACATGTCCCAGCAATGCATCAACTGCCTCTCGAACAGTTTGTCCTGGGCGTGTTTTGTAACTGGTTACGCTGAAGCTGAGAGGAGTTGGAAACTCAATTGCAGGAGCAGCCGTAGTCAAATAGTGTGAGAGAACTTGCTGGATCACAGTTTCGAGCGGCATTCCTGATTCAGAGCCAAATTCCTCCTCTTCATCAGTCAAAATCACGCGATCCATCAATTTCAGATCGTCGCGGCCCGAAATAACCACTACGCTGCCTTTTCCACCAACCTCTACCTCTTCTGTGGCTCCCGCTACAAGCGTAAACCAATCGTTTGCAGAAGGTGTGTTTCCGGCAGCCGTTATAGCTGCCTGCAACTCAAAACGCCGGGAAAAGTATACTCGGGGTGCATATCCACCAGCAACCTGGTTGAACACGCTATCTGTCACCAGAGGTGCTAAACTATTGTCACCAACTTCCCTTCGGAGGCTGATAGAGATGCTACTTCCAGCATCATCAACATCTTTGCCCCATTCCGCTGCCTCGCACCAATCAATTCCCCCGAGGCTTCGGAAATCTGTCCATGATCCGTCTGCGTGCTGCTGAAGGTATCTCCAATGAGATGCATAGCGAGGGCCATTGGCCAGACTGAGGCGATCAAGATGGGTGCCTATCATACTTGGACCAAATCCAGCCTTGCGGTGCGAAGGTGACCATCCTTTGTCCATTCATAGCCCATATCACTCAACCTTCCGCGAACAGCAATGGAAGCCCCATTGAAAGCGCTTCCGGAAACCATAACATGGTTACCGTATTGAAAGCGCTGCCTAACTGTTGCAAGCTCAGACTCAGTCATTTCTAACAGAGTCACCACCCAATGCCTTTTCTCAGATCTTATAGAGGAGCGCAATTGTCCACTGTCACTCCGGGTTTCATCCCCAATTATTTCAGGATCAGTCTCCGTAATCCCAACTACGTTCAAGATCAAATTCCCATCAATAATTATGAATTCCATTATACAGGCACCGGAAGCGATTCAAAGAACAGCCTTGAGACATCCGAGGGGCCACGGCTCCGAGTCAAGCGCTCAATTTCATCATAAAGTTGCCGGTAAACTTCTGAGCCATCTTCTCCACCAGCAGAAATGTTGATGGTTGGCGAGAAGGTCGCCCCTTGAATGTTTACCTTTGCATCCTGTGCCTCTCCCCCGGATTTCTGAGTTGGCGAGGGGGAGTGGAGCGGGTTGGCTGCTCGATGGGCAAGGCCAGCAGTCTTGAATCCATGAACAGCACCAATGACCGCACTGTTCAACTTATCCATGCTACCAGCAGTCCGCTCCATTGCTGTATCGAAATCCATGTTCCACAAATCCCGCCTCACATCAGACAACAAATCGGCAGTCTCCTTGTAACCGGAGGCAACGTCCTTGATAGTGTCCCCAAGCTTATGTAAGCCAAGATCAGTTCGGATGATTCTCTTGATAAATGTCCCAAGCGCATGAATCAAAGACCCTACAGCATTGGCTATCCCGCCCATAACCGTAAAGATTATCTGCCCAAACACTGTCAAGATAATCGCAACCCCCTTTATGACTGGGAAGAGGAGTTGCATAACCGAGGAGAGTGCCGGGAGGAGGGCTTCTGCCAATATGGTGATTGGGTAAAGAAGGGCATCCACCACCGGCCACAAGCCTTCCATTATAGTTGAAAGAGCGTGTGCAATTATCCCGAGTGGACCCAAGGCCATGGCCAATTGGAGTGCGGACTGGCCGGCCATTTGAAGCCCAATTTCCCCGGTTGTTCCTGGGGCAGTGAACTGATTCTTCAGCTGCTCAGCCTGAACCCTCATTTCTCTGCCAAAGTACTGAATGTCGCTGGTTGTGCGAGCATAAGCTTCTGTCTGGGCCCACATTGAGCGAAGCTGCTCAGTAGTGAACCTTTCATAATCCGGCATATCCTTCAAGGATAGGTCCAATCCCTCTGTGACCAGGGTGAACGGCACAGCGATCTCGGGCTTGGGCATGTTTTTGAGCTCAGCAAAGATTGCCTCACCAAGCCCCTTTGCTATTGAGCGAAGCTCCAGCCCCTCCATAGCAAAATCAGGAAGCTTATCGGCCAATGCCACCGTCTGCTGGAGGAGGGCCAAGGCGCGCCGCTGGGCCTCTGCAAATCGGGTTGGCGAATCCTCGAATACCCGGAGTGCCAGGCCAAGCAACTGGGCTTCATCTTGGGCTTTCTCAAGAGGGGTCAGAATCTTGGCCAATTCGGTGGCAGTGGCCCCGGCATTCGCAGCAACATCCTCAGAAGGAGGTATCAGGGCATTGTAAGCATTGGCCAGCTGAAGCGATTCTGCCTTTATGTCTGCAATCGCATTCTTCACAAAAGGCGTCTGGGGCATTTTGCGAAGAGCATCAATCCGCAACTCATTGGCAAGTGTGGAGGCCATGAGCTGTTCGCGATTCAACCCCTTTAGGCTGTCCGCATAGGTGTCAACGCCCTTGGCCGCTGACAAGGCATCAAGTTGGTTCTGAACAAACCTCTGGGAAAGGTAGAGAAGCCCAACAATAAGTGCTCCTCCCACAGCCAACATAGGCACAAGGCTAGTCGCAAAAGCAATTTTCAAGAATCCAATTGCGGTTGTCAACCCACCAATAGCCAACGTCAACGGCCCAATAATCGCCAGCGCCACGCCAAAGGCAACAATTGAGTTCTGGGTCGCCTCATCCAGATTCACAAACCAGGCTGTGGCATCCTTAGCAGAAATCACCAACTTGTCGAATAGGGGAAGGAGACGGGCACCAATGATATCAGTNACCTGCTCAAATTCATCCTTGAGCTGATTCAACTTACCAGCGGATGTTCCGGCAATCTCATCCGTCAGCTTGAAGAATTTCCCTCCCTCAGAGGTAAGGGAGATGAATGCCTGCTCAAGGTTGGCAAAGCTGATAGCCCCGGAGGAAGCCAATTCCCGAATCTCAGACTCAGCCACGCCAAATTGTTTTGCAAATTCTTGGATTAGTGGGATGCCTTGTCCAGTGAAGCGGTTCAGATCCTGTCCCATCAAGCGTCCCTGGACCCTGGCTTTGCCGTATGATTCGGCCAGATCCGCAATGTTTACATCCACCCCTGCAGCAACATCCCCAATTCTCTTCAGCGTGGGGACAATTTCCTCAGCCTCAGTCCCAAACGCTGCTAGAAGGCGAGTGGCACTGGACAGGGATTTCCAATCAAATGGTGATCCTGCTGAAAATTGATATAGCTCGTCAAATACAGTATTGGCCTTCTCAACATCACCAATCAACACCCGGAGGGAGGCCCCGAAGGTTTCCAGCTGCTGAGCACTTCGGATGCCAACCGTTGCCAAGCCAGCCAAGGGCAGCGTCAAACCCAAGGTCAATCGCGTTCCGACACGATTGATGGCACTGGAGAAGTTTTCAAACTTCTCCAGTGACTTGTCCAAAGCCTTTTCAAGCTCTGAAGCATCTGCCCCAATTTTTATTAGAAGCCGACCAAGTGTCATCTTCTTCTCATTCTCCCAAATTTTTTCTTGGGCCCACCGTCTTGTCTCTTCTCAGAATAACTCTCGAAAGCCACCCACCTCATAACTTGTCTTATGGAAACCTCCGACATCATCCTTTCTGCATCAACCCGGCCAAACTCCTTGGCTAGTCGATAGCAGAAAGCTCGGTAGGGTTTTCCTCAAACTCAAGCTCCATTTCCTTGAGGTCATCCTCAGATACATCCGACAACTCAATGATGCGATTGAACAGCCGGGAAATCGGGCCGCTGTTCTTCCGGGCCAATTGGAGAACGGCAGTCGTGTCCCGGAAAATCCGCTCTTTTGTCAAAGGGTGTACTGTACACATTGAGATCAAAAGTGCTCGGCTGGCCTCTTTGGTCTGTTTCATAACCGCCGAGTTGCTTTTGTTATTGCCCTTCCTTGTTTCACTCTTGTCCAACCCTTGGACTGTTCGCTCCCACTTGTCCCTCTCCAGCGAGGTTGCGTTCCTCACCATAAGCTTGCCCGGCTTGCCGTTCTTGGGCCATTCAGGAATTTCGACAATATCGTAGACATAATCATCAATATCAACGATCTCATCCAGGGAGAGAAACTGGCTGTAGTCCTCGGCCATTTGTTGTAGCTCCTTGAGCTTGGTGATTGGACAGGTATAGAGCCTTGTCTATACCTGTCCAATAATATAGTAGGGTTGCACAATAAACAAATTCTGCCCCAACAATCTCAAGAGGCCGGAAGCGTAATGTTGATCTTCGGCCCAACCCCTTCCAGGGAGAAGGAGCACTCGACATACTCAGCATCAGCATCCGCATTGTCGGTGTACTCAGTCACATTACATTCCTGGAGGTATCCGAGTGACCCTGTGCCCATTCCCATGGGAAGCACCCGGAGCCAAACGGTCACGCGCATATCACGGCTGTTGCGAAGCGGGTTCTGTCCAGATGTGTCCGTCAGATTCAGCAGACCGCTCAGGTCATACGCATCAGTGTCCGGTCCCGCGCGGAAGTATGGGTTGGGCTTGCCAAAGACACGACGTCTGGCAGGGGCCTCAGTCCCATGGGTAGCATCATAGCTCTCAATGTCTTCAATAGTGGCGAAAGGTCCAGCCTGAGCGGACCCCACCTGTACCAAGACATTTTCAACATCAAGTGGCATTTCTCACTCCTTTTTGCTATTGGTGACGTCCGGCACAGCTGTGTTATAAACAGCCTCTTGAAGATCCTTCTTGGTGCGTCCTTTGGGCTTTACCTCAGCCTCGCTGACTGCCTTCTGAAGGTCCGACATCGACATCTCCCCTGACGCTGCTTGGCGGGCTTCCATCTTTCGACGGAGCGAAGGAGGAATGTCCATCTTCTTTTCCTTTTCCACGTTTCCCTCCAAAAGTTTTCCTGGTGGCCCCCTCCTCCACAGCAGGTTGAATCTCCCTAAGCAAATCATCAACCAGTGACATCGTCGCCAATGCTTGGGAACGAATGGCCAGCAACTTACTTGCGATAGAGGATGGATCTAGTTTCATTGAGTATTCACTCGGAAAAGTTGTCTTACTCTGCGAAGATTCCCTTCAATTTCAGGAAGGTAGAAATCTTGTTCCCAACGCAGCAGATAAATCTGCCCACCTCCGGAAATAGGAATCAGATTCCCATGCAGAATAGCTTTCGAGCGAGCAGCCATTGCGGCCACCTGGGAATCCCCACGCTTCCTCTCGATCCCAGAAACCACCTCAATATCATTTCCCCACCAATTGATCTCAATACTATTGGTGGATCCAGGTGGCTTTCCCAAGCGCCTCCTCGCAGTCTCAACCGGAGGGCCAAAGGTGCCATAGGGCTTTGGGGTGTTAGTTTCAACACGATCATAAATCTTGGGAAGTACACTATCAGAATTTATCAATGTCATAATAGCCTTCTTCACTTCCCAAGCGCTCATAATCCTTGCCTCAATGCCTTCCGGATCGCAGCGCTGATATCAGCCTTATAGTGGGGGGACATGGCCTCAAATGCAGGACGAAGAAATGGCTGGGCCTCCATCCTTGATGTGCCCAACTCTTGGTAAAATGGATAAAATGGCAACCCATGGGGGAGATAATCATCAGGGTCACAATACACATCAAATCCAATCTCATCTTTTGTGTAAGAAACCTTGATATTCCTGGCCATGTAGCCAGTCTCCTTGGGAGCCAGCTGAACGGCAAGGTCGCGCGTCTCTTGCCCTGACCTCCGGGTTGCCACGCGCATCTCCTCCACGATTCGCTCGTTCATTCGGTAGAAGTTAGCCACGATTGCGGATTGTCCTTCGATGGACAACTTAGCATTGTGCCTTGATTTCAACCTGCCATGCTTTCTAGCCACTTCCAATCCTCCTTAGCAGAACCTGTCGGTGAACAGCGTAACTGCTGAGAGGTGGAAGGCCAGCAACCTCATAGGTTGTCGAAACGCTGTGCCTACCGGAGGTTACTGTGATAATTGAGTCTGGTGTGATTTGGCTATTCGGGAGAGGGCAATACATTGAGACGATATTCGACACATCCATTTTGCCCGCAGAGTAAAACTCCCTGAGATCCTCTTTGGTGGACATGGCGACAACCCTGCAAGGGAAAGCCACTGTTGTGCCGGCCTCCCGATAGCCTGAGCCACCACCCTCGTCAACCCATCCCCCTGGAATATGCAAAAATGCTGAATCCGGCATTGCCCCCTCGGTCATTGCCGTGAAGGTTTGCAGCATCTCTGGGGTGACGAATGATTCTCCAGACATCTCTTACCAGTGCCTTACTTTCGGCACCGCAATGGTGCCAGCAAGCCTTTGAGTAGTGGCAGCAGCCGAAAGCTCTGGGATAATCAACCGAAACTCGGCCAAATACTCTAATGCCTTATCTCGAAAGGCATTTATTTGGCCCTCAGTAAAGGCCTGGCTGCCCAGGTCTTGCATCGAGGAAGATGCAGGACGGTTGGATTTCAACATGTAAGCTGCATCAAAAGAGCGATACAGCGCCCATGCCCTTACAGCTGAATCGGGCGCTCCCACTGTACCAGGATAGGAAGCCACCTTGGACTCCCCCTCGCTGATATAGGTGAGAAGCCTATTCACCAGTGGGTCCGTTGTGGTGTCTGGCAAAAAACCAGGCTCCAATGGCCCCACTGGTGAAAGGAGATCAGCTGGCGTGATCACGAAGCCAGGGCTTTCGCGTAATCAGCCTTCTTCGCGCCCTTCTTCACATCAAGGCCACGCCGCTCAGCCTCATCACGAAGCTCATCAGCGCTGAACTCGGCCTCCAGCTGGTCAGCCGTCTTTCCAGTGAAATCACTGTCCTCATCGCCCGTGTTCGGCTCCAGGTTGCTAGGACGATCTTCCTGGTCCTCCACATTGATTTCATAGGCCAGCCCAAGACCATCAGCAAGTGACTTGGGAACCTTCACATCTGTGCCCGGCCCATACAGCTGGCCCCCTCGGAGGCCAACGCTGTTTTTGAGCTCGGGCACAGTTACCATTTCCTCTGCCATATCCTTCCTCACATCAAGGGGTGATCATTGGGGGGACACCCAAATAGCTGTGTCCCTCCCCTGTTACGCTGGAAGCTGCGTGGTCGCCCGTGCAACCTTCTGGTTCGCTTCGATAACCGGCATGAGGTTGGTGACCGCACGCCCACGAAGCTGATACGGACGCTCCTGGGGAACGTACAGATCGCCCCAGCGACCCATCTGACCACCACCTTCGACCGTGGGGCCGATATGGGTGTAGCCGAGACGGTTGGCATCCCCAGTTCTGCTTTCATTCTGGGAGCCTTGGCCCGGAACGTAGCCCTGGATGTTGTTGTTCCCGATGGCCACGAGATGGCCACGATTGATGAACGGCATCACAATCGTGGTTTCCGGGTTTGCCGGGTTGACAATCTCACCCTCACGGTCATAGCCGATGAGCGTCACCACATCATCAGCGTCAGCGCTGAACTGACCGGGGAAATCCTGACCAGCTGAGTTGCGGGCAAAGCGACGGAAAGTCACCGAGCTTCCAGTTGCCCCAACCGTGGCCAGCTGATTGGCTGGGTTGTAGCGGATCGAGTCAATGGTGTCCGGGTGCGCAAGAATTGCACGGACCTGTCCACGCATGATACGGCGAAGCTGCCGAATGTCGCTCCAGAACACAGATCCGGGGAGGTGGTACGCTCCACCACTGGCAATGGTGCGTGATGGGAGGAAGTTGGCAGCAGGGATGCCATAATTGACCAGGAGACGCTTCTTGTTGAAGGTCCAGTCAATCACCCCGTTCTGCAGAGCCTGGCCACGAAGCCATTCTGCGGTGTCGAAGTGAGGCTGCATGATGACAAGCTCAAAGAAGTTGAGCGCCTCGTCTGCAAGCCTCTCATTGGTGGCCAGCTGATCCCCGATGACACCAGTCCTCATCAGAAGATCCTGAAGCGTGCGAAGCTGGTGCTCTGAAAGCGGAACTTCATTGGCGATCTTGGCCGTCTGAGCATTCCAATCGCTCGCCTCAGCTGCCCCGCCAGGCGGATAGGAAGAATCCATACCCACCAGTCCGGCCATTGTGGCGCGGATGACCATGTTGCCGCCCTGGGCATGGTAGGTTGGACGATTCTCCTCTGGGAGAAACTGCTCCAGAAGATAATCAGACTGGGGACGTGCTCCATTGATCAGACGAAATGCTGCGTCAGCCCCAAGGGTCAGAAGCGCAGCGACAAAGTTGAGAATCATATCGCTACTCCCCCTCAGGTCCCACGAGTGTCAGCATACGCTTCAAACCGCCAGCCCGTCCCGGAAGCGTTCAGCTCCGTTC